GCTGCTTGATCGCCGCCATGAGCTCCGCCTCCATCTGTTCAAAGGCCAGCTCCGCCTTCTTCTTCAGATCGGCCCGGACGCGCTTTTCGTAGGTGGCGTTTCGGGCCAGGGATGCAATCAGCCGCCCGGCCTTATCCAGCGGCATTTCGTCAAATTCCTCCTCGGCGGTGCTGACCCGCTGCATGAGGCCGTCCATAAGCACCAGCTCCGCCGCCTTGGTGTAGTCCAGATCGGGGTGCGCTTCCACGGCCTGGGCGATCGCCTGGGTGCGCTGGAGGGTTTCGGCCACGCGCTGCGCGGCCTCCCTCGTCCGTACTGCGTACCGGCCAATCGCCGACTTGCTGATGGAGTAGCCCTCGCCCTTCAGCCACTCGGAGAGCTCGTTGTAGGTGTTCGCCGGGTTTGCCAGCTTTACCTCGAACTGCGACTTGAGGGGCTCCGGGAGGTCGTCTATGGTGGAGTGTACACGACCTCTTCGGCGTTTCTTTTCAGACATTGACCCCACCATCCTGGATGGTGTCCTCCACCAAGTCGATGCCCTTCTTGGTGAGCTGCACCACGGCGTCCTTCCGGTAGGCGTTGTAGGCGTTGACGGAGCGGCTGGTGAACTCGATGTAGCCGCCGTCCTCCAGGTACTTGAGATACTTGCCGATGTCCGGGGTCATAATGAGGTTGTCCGCCATGAGCGCGTTGACGATCTGTCGAACCAGCAGGGCCCCGTTGTTGCCCCGGGCCAGGGCCCGCACGATATAGCCCCGGATTGCTTTGTTCTTCTCCACCTCCAGCTCGGTGGTCTCGTCCATAAAGGCCATAATTTACCCCTCCTTTCCGAAGGATGTCATAAGCCGGAGAACTTGATCGAGCTTCTGGTCGAGCCCGCTGATATTGTGGTCGACGCTGTTCATGCTGCGGATGAAGTCCTCCCGCAAGGTGTAGACCAGAGGCATATCGCTCTTCAGGTCGTTGAACTGGCCGATCAGCTCCTTCAGCTCCTGCTCCCGCTTCCGGGCCTCTGCCTGGATGTCGGCGGCGTTCTTCTTGTCCGCGTCCTCTAAGGAGGTCAGCGTCTTCTTGAAGAAGTAGGTCAGGGCTCCAACGACCAGGGTGCAGAGCAGCGACGCCGCTGCGCCGATAACGGCGGTGATTTGGATGACGTCCATGGGGCCCTCCTTACTCAGCGACAGCTCCGCCGACGCCCTCCTTCAGCTCGGCCTCGCCGACGCCGTCCACCAGGGCCCCAGGGAGTGTAATATAGGGGTCGGCCTGTTTGATCTTGAGGACGGCGTTCTCAATGCACTGCTCCAGATAGTGGTCGAAGCTGCCCAGGTGCTTCACGATGATCTCCTGCGTCTCCGGCCCGATCTCGCGCTTGACCTCATTGAAGACGTCCCGGCCCAGGGCCAGGAGCTTCTCCCGGTCGCCTGTTCCGGCCTTGACCGCTTCCCGGAGGGCTTTCGCCACAGTCTGCTCCGTGTAGCCGACCGCCTTGGTCGCCAGCCGCTCCACGTCGTCCAGGGCGTCCTCCAGAAGTGCCCGAGCACTCTCGTCCTCGATCTTCTTCGTCTGCGCCTTCACCTGGGCCCCGGCCAGCCGGATGTAGTAGACCGCATAGGCCCCGGCCAGGGCGATGACGGCCAGGACGATGTTGGCGAGTGCGGTGCTCGCCGCGCTGGTGATGATCTCCATGTTCATGTTTTTCTGCCTCCTTCAAGCATAAAAAATAAGACTACAGGCGAAGCCTGTAGTCTTAGGGTACTATGCTTTTCGTGAAATGTCCGCATGAAGCATTTCAGAGAATTATTTCTAAGATGTGTCACTCTGTTCGCCGAACAAGTCGAGCTGCCCCTCCACGTTCCCGGGGCCGCAAATGCTCCGAACCAGCCGGTCTGTTATGCTGTATTTTCTCGCTAATTCGAGGTAATTCCAGCCATTGAACTCGGCCTTGATGCGGGCGTCTCGGACGGGGCGGAGGATGTTGTCCAGCTGCGGGATGTAAAGGGTGGCCCCGCCGACGATTTTCAGCATCTTGCAGAAATTTTCAATGCCGATCTCCTCCGCCACTTGCTTCCATTGGTTGTCCGGCAGCATCTCAACGGTCAGCTCTTTTGAGAGATCATCCATGCCCGCGCCCCTTTCCTGTTACTCCTCCGGCGTCTGGCACATCCTGCCCAGGATGCCGAAGATCTCGCCGACTGTGATCGGCGTCCCGTAGCGAGCTGCCCAGACGTCCGGGCTGTTGATGATACCGGCCTCCACAAGCCGCGTCAGGCCCTCCCGCTGCCACTCGGGGAACTGTGCCAGGGGGTCGGGCTCCGGGGGCTCTGCGGGGCTTTGTGGCGTTTCCTGGGCCATGACCGCGCCCAGCAGCTTCACCACGCTGGCCCCGTAGCCTTTGCCCGGCACCGCCCAGCCCTTGCCCTGGGGGTTGTCGGAGGCTCCCAGCCATTCCACGAACTCGGCGGAACCCCGGGTGACCAGGGAGAAGCGCGGGTCGACGCAAGCGTTCACCAGCGGCTCCTTGGAGGCGTATGCCTTCAGGTGCTGGATTTGGGCCCGGACGCCGGTGCGCGGGTCGGGGAACGTCGCCGCCTGTCCCTGGGTGTTCCCGTTCAGGGCCCCGATGCCCGCGAAGTTGTTCTGGCCCGGCTGGACGATGCCGCCGAACTTGAAGAAGCCGGTCTCATGGAGACTCTGGGCCCAGGCCACATCGCCCCGGACGCCCTCCGTCTCGCCTTCCTCCAGGAACATCTGACAGAGCTGCTCCAGGGAGCAGCTGGTCAGCTGCGGGGCGGCGTTCTTGCTGCGGCAGTACAGGGCCATCTGCTGGGCCGTGGCCTGGGCCTTGCCCATGATCGCGGTCTTGCCCTCGGGCTTTTCCTCCGCCTTGACCCCAAAGTGTTCCGCCAGCAGATCCGCCTCCATGACCGCCAGCTTTTCCAGGTTGACATCCTCCAGCAGCCACCTCGTCGCGGCGGTGTTGGTATGGAAGCTATGCTCGATCAGCATATAGTAGGGAGTACCCACCGCCCTGGCCCCGCGCAGGACGCCGTAGTATTCGCCCCCGGCGCTGTTTTTGCGGGTTGCGGTGCGGCCTGCCTGGTGGGTACCCATCAGCGCCCCGATCTGCTTGGCCAGCTTGAGCGACAGGCTGTCCACATCGTTCAGATTGTCGAAAGCCCGGTACACCACCGGATAGTCGATATTCTCCGGGTTGCTGGCAGCGCTGCCCACCGCGTTGGAATGCAGCGAGATAAACACATCGCAGCCCTTGGAGGCGGTGCCTCGGTTGTAAACGCTGAGGTCTGTGCCGATGTCCGGCCTGGTGGTGATGACCTCAAAGCCCCGGGCCTCCAGCTGGGCCTTCAGCTTCAAGTGGAGCGCCCATGTCATCTCGCTTTCATAGTAGCTCTTTACCACCGGGCTGCGGTTGTACTTGCCAAAATGCCCGGCGTCCAGGCAAACCCTCATTTTACTCATCGTCCGATCCCTCCTCGTCTGCGTGGTAGATAGGCTCCCCATCCACTTCATTGATCTCCGGCTCCTGCGCCGGGGCGGTATCCACCGCCTGTGTGTTGTTCTTCTTTGCCATAATGTGGCTCCTCCTTAAAGGTTATATTTCCAGCGGCCTTTTGCCGCCAGATTGCTTAGTTGTGCGTCGCGTCAAAATTCTCCCTGGCCCACCGGTTTCCGGTGGCGTACACGGCCCGCCTGGTGCGTTCTGCGGGGCTTTCCCGCCGCCCGGGGATGGAGGCCAGCGCCTCCATCATCCCGCAGACCGGGCAAATATCGGTGGCATTGTCGGCCCTGGAAAGGGCGGGCGGCTCGGTGTACTCCCTGCCGCAAAGCGGGCAGACCTTCGCTTGCTTGTTCATGGCTGCGCTTCCTCCTTTGCCTTCTCGCGCTGGAGAATTGCCTTGAGGCCCTCGATGACCTTCTCGCATTGTACCGGTGTCAGCCATTCCAAGCGGTCAACATGGGTAACGCGTTTGACAAAGCCCTGGATGCGCTTAGGGTCGTCATTCCAGCCCAGCTCTCCGCACAGGGCAAATATTTTCTGGCGCTGCGCCACTGTCTGCCGGTTGCCACCGGTATCGGTGCGCTTGGTACCCTGCCGCTGGCTGGCCCCGTCCTTCATGTTCTGCAGTACCCGGGCCACCTCGTTGATCTGTCCCTGGGTCAGTGCCTTTATGGACTCCTTCCTGGTCTCGCGGTAGACCAGCGCGTGGAGGTCTTCGTCCGTCATGTGCAGCTCCGGCGACTTGGCGATCGCCCAGAGGGTGCGGATGGAGGGCTGCTTGCGCCCTGTTCGTGCTGCTGCCATTCCTCGGGCCTCCTTTCTCAGCCGCCCGCCTTGATCTGCTCCAGCTTGGCGATGTTCACCTCATAGCCGAAGACGTCGCTCTGCTTCCAGGTGGCCCCGACCGCGTTGACCGTGTCTTCGCCGTACTTCTTCAGGGCGTCCTTGCTGATCTTCTCCTCCACCACGATGCAGTCGTGCATCTGGCGCGACTTCAGGCGGCGGATGATCTCCTTCAGCTTCTCCTTCGCCCGGGGGAGGAAAATGGAGGTGGAGAGCCGGAAGCCCACCTCGCCGAAGGTCAGGGTCATGGTCTTCGCCTTCCCCATCTCGTCCCGGTGCTCGGTGACGAATGCCTTGATCTCCCGCTCCAGCCGGGCCTGGGCGTCCTTGATGGGCTTGCTCTGCTCCTCGGCCACCTTCTGGGCCCCGATGATCTGCTTCTGCATATCGCTCTCGATGTCGCCCAGCGCGATCTGGGCCTCCGCGATCTGACGGAGGGCGTCGTTCACGTCCTCCCAGGATTTGAGGGTCGGCTCCTCAATGACTCGCTTTCTTGCCATGTCTAAGCTCCTTTCGGTTATATGCCCGCGCCGGTCGGCGTCAGGGGTACAAAATATACTGCTCCGTGAAGATCATGTAGAGCCCCAGGGGGAGGAGCAGCACTGCGGCGGTGGCGTCCTGGTCAATGGGGGTCGCCCCGGTCGCGGCCAGAAGCAGGATGAGCCAGGAAAGAACCACCAGGGCCGCGCCCATGTGCCGCTGCTTTCTCATTTTCATTGTCCCGGCCCCCTGTCGTCAGAGCATCATCATGGAGGACGCTTGCTCGATGATCTTCACGGTGACCGTGTCCTCACCCCGCTCGGCCAGGATGCGCCCCACGTTGGAGAGGGTGCGGTCGAGGAGGCGGAAACAGCCCGTCCGCATATTACACGCCCGCTCCTTCAGCTCCAGCAGGGCGTCCGGGGTGATGTTGAAGTCCTCCAGGTAGCCCTCCACCTCGGAGGGAGCCAGCCCCCGGAGCGAGGCGTAGAAGTCGACCCGGTTCGCCATTCGTGCGAGGTAGGTCTTGATCTGGGCCTCCAGCTTCGGCTCGCCCGCGATCACCAGCCCCACGTCGCTCTGGTCGAAGATCGCCCGAAGTATCTCCATCTTCTTCTGGGTGTACTTGCTCACCAGCTTGTCCGCCTCGTCGATGACGAGGAGGTAGCCCCGGTTGGTGTTGAAGAACTCCCGGATGCCGTTGACCCTGCGCCAGATCGTGCCGTAGCCGTTGGGGAGCCCGATGCTCCGCTCGATCGCCTCCACCAAGTCCCGGCTGCTCATGGTGTCGTCGCACTCGATGTAGGCGACCCGGGGGAGCTTGGCGTACTCCCGGAGGGCGTAGGTCTTGCCGTAGCCGCTGCGGGCCACCACGATGCCCAGCCCGATATACTCCTGGCTGCTCTGGCACACGCCCAGGACGGCCTTGGCGTCCCGGCTCTCGTAGAAGCGGGGCTTCTGCCCGCCCTTCTGTCCCGGCTCCGGGGGCGGCGGGAGCTCCACCTCCTCCCCGGTCTGGCCCGCCAGGAATGCGGCGAGCTTGGCCTCGATGCCCGTGGGGTCGCTGTCGTACTTGCCAGCCAGATACCGGGAAACGGTGACCCGGCTGTAACCGATCTCCTTGGCGATCGCGGCGATGCTGGTGCGCTGGGCCACGATGTAGCCGTTGATCTTCGCGGCGAGGCTCTGGGCCCCGGTGTAGGTGGTGGTGCGCTCTGCTGCTGTGACTTCCATGATGTTCCTCCTATTCGTTTATGGCCCTCAGTCTGGCAAGGGCGTCCCCGGCCTTCGACGCCAGGAACTCGTCCCCGGCCCCGCTGCGTTTCTTCCTGCTCTGGGCGGCGACCTCGCCGCGATACTCCTTGTCTGTCGGGAGGGAGATAATCTTGCTGCTGGGCGCGTGGCCGATCATCAGGACGAGCTTGCCC